ATGGGTGCCGATGAACCCGGCACCCCCTGTGATTAATATCTTCATGGCCCTTGGACCTACTATTCAGTTTTTGTTGCTTCTTTAGTAGTGCCTACTGGTCTTCCACGTTTTGGTCTCAAAGATGGATCTAATGCGTATGCAGATTCTCTGGATATCGCCGCTTTTGATTCCATTTCTTCTGCTTGAGCAAGTAGTGCCGCGGCTTCTTGTTTTTGTGCCACATCATTATCTACTACAGGCTCATCTGATTCTTGCACTGACAACTCTTCAACTTTCATGCCTTTTTGTTCAGCAATAACTTTGTTAAGTTCAAACAGTGAAATTGTTGCTTGATCATCTGTCATAACAATGTCTTTTGTAGACATCTTTTTTAACAAACCTTGTTGGTGGATTGACTCAAGCATATTAGATTGATCTGGAAGTGTAAGTCTTGTTGCAAAGTCTCCAAATTCAAATGCCGCTTGTCCGCCCGGTGATGCTATACCATCTCTTACTGCATCTTCCAAAAATGGACGTAATGCGTCAAGATCAAGTACTAAACAATTTTCAGGTTCATTAGGAACAGTCTTAAAAAATACTGCTACTTTAGATCCTTTGTCTTTGATCATTCCTAAGTGTTTCATTATTTCTTCTCCTCAGATGCTTCTGCTTCTTTTTGAGCCGACATCTGTTCATCAAGACTTGTTAAGAACTTACTAAGTTTATCAAAGATTGTGCCAACTGCTGAAAGTTCAGCGGCCTTAAAGGCACCTCTGTTTGTCGCTACTTCAATAATACCTTGAATGCTTTTTAAGTCTCCAACACTAAGTCCACCTGCTCCGTCATCTTCTGGATTGGTTGCTGGTGCTGGTGCTTCTGTTGTCGCAGGAGCCTCCGCTACTGCTTCTTGTTTTTTTGTTTCTTCTGCCATAATGGTCTCCTACATTGATAATACTATTATAATAATATCGGTACTAATTAGTCAATATATAAAAATAATAATATGCTACTATTTAATTGGATTATATTAGCATATAAAGAAAGTGGCTTGTAAAACCAGTTCTCTATGCCTATAGATCGCCCTTTTTACGATTTTCTGAGTGGAATGCACTAAACTCTCCTTCTGGATAACGACTTTTAAGTTTTTCTACATTCTCTAACACTACATCGTCCGGATTTAAGCCTAATGCTCTGCAGGCATTTACCCAGTACCACAAAATATCACCCAATTCACGTTTCATATGATACCTAGTGTCATCATGTAGTTCTTTTCCTTGAAATAAAACTTTCTTAACAATCTCTTGAAATTCTCCAGTTTCAGAACCTAAACCAATAGCGGCTGTCATCAGCAGTGAAACATTGACTTCAGGACTATAATTTTTCAATCTGTTGAATACCATTTGCAAGTCTTCCATGTTGTTACTTTCGGCACTAGTAACTTTATCAACAAATTGTTTATAATCATTTAATTTGACAGGGTCTGGTTTGGTATATCTTGGTGGCATATTATGTTGTTGTGACCTGTAGATATAATTTGTTGATCTCATAAATTCAGCGTCATTTTCTTTACTCATATGTATTCTCCTAATTCGTTATATGTTATTACACTATATTTTTCTTTGTTTGTCAATATACTTTCCGCTAATGGCCCTTTGTGTTTCAGTTGATAATCTTCTGGTAAAACATAGTAATAATGTGTATGTTGCCTATTTTTATCTATAAGACTTATGAATGCTTTACGTTCCTTTACATAGGCCGGCCCTTCTTGTGTGCTTGTTTTGTAAGCATTAGTATTTTTGTACATATTGTTAAATTGATTGTCGTCATTATTTGTCATATCAAATCCTAATATGAAAATGTTATTTGGTTTTTCTTTGACCGCTAAAGTCAAGGCCTGTAATCCTGCATAATAATGAATATGTGTATTGGTGTTAGGTATAGGAAAAAGATTAGCATTCTTTTGGCTTGTCTCATCATTATATTTGTTAAGGACAAATGTTCTTACATCTGGATAGGTATATGCTTTGCTAGATAGTAGATAATCAGTTTGATACAGTTCATCTGTGATGTTTAAGTCTTTACTTACAAGAACAGACACTTTATAGTCTCTAAATATAGCATTACATCCATAGGTAATTTTGTTGTCTAACAACGCAAGATTAAAATTTTTTCTAGATTCGCCGTTGCCAATTACATAAATGTCTTTTACCAAAAATATTTTCCTTTAAAGTCTAAAAGTTTCTTTATGCACACGAATTCATCTAGAAAATAATGTCTACTAATATGCCCTTTTTCATCATGGATAGCAGAATCATGTTTTGTAAACCACAGAACAGATGTTGGTTCAAGATCAAAAGTTTGCATAATGTCAGCAACAGAATCTTTGGTTGTGTTATAGATATGCCCAAAAGTGAATTTGTCAATTAACTTCATAAAGATATTTGCAGATGCTTTTGGATACATTCCAATTTCGTAGTCATAAGTTTGTCGGTCATTGATTCTTTCACGTGACCATCTGAACGCAGGTCTAAGATCATGTATTGGCCAGGCTTTGTTCATGCTAAAAAATATTTGATCTATCCCATCTAGATCTAGTTGTATCTTGTCTGTTGCAACTGGAAGCCAAGTCAAGTCTAATGCAATTTTTGCCTGTTTTTCCTTGGCTAATTTAATCACATTGTCTAATTCTTCATTAGTGTACCAAGGTGATGGATACTCTAACAACACATTGGCATACAGTGGAATCGGTCTTTCGAAAGGATCTACTCTTATTAAGTCTGTTTCATCAAATAGTTCGCCATGCATATAATACATTTTTGGTGGCATCATTATGACTCTTGTGTTATTCACAAAAGATTCTAGTGAATCTGATACACCATTAGAGAATGTAAAGTGTTTGAATGACCATCCATTTATTTTAACTCTTTCTGACTTAGATATCCAATCTATTATTTTAGATTCAGCATCATTTTCTAAAGGATTTCGTATATCTTTTAGTTTTGTTTCATTGACTACTTTGGTAATTGCTTGTGACTGTGGGGGTGTTGACCCAGTGTACATAAATTTTGCATCGCGATGAATAGTTTCAAAATTTTTGTTGCGATGTTTATTGCCTTTGATTGGCCATTTTGTGTATTCAAACTCTTTGTCTGCAATAGTCCATGCCGCTTTTTTTAATAGATCATTACATTGATTAATTTTAATTTCTAAACGTCCTACATAACCGAAGTATCCGTCAAATTGTATTTCTTCTGGTGCATCTGGATGTAAATGTGTGTCCACTTTGTATTGTTGCTTTTCTACAGAAGATTTAAAACTGCCACCATTAATCATGAAGTATTGTAGGGTAGCATAGGAGTCTTCGTCTGCTGGATCAAACTTTGCAAAGGCAACAGAAAGAGTATTTTCTTCTTCTATTTGATCTGCTGATATATTGTATTCTGGATTTGGTGTAAGCATTTTTCCATTCCATGAACAGGCTAAAAACCCTCCGCCAACTAGGTTGAAATTGAATCTGATATTTTCTATAGGATAATCAAACTTTGTCATCGTAATTACAAGACACTCCAAACGGTGGTTTTATTGGATCACCAAATTGACTGTGAATAATCCAAAGTGTATCACAGTAGTCTTCATCGCCCCACTCATATGTATATCCATCTGTAAAACACACAAATTGTTTTGGAACAATACCGTTTTCGTCCATCCACTTGTAATTAGCACTGATATCTGTACCGCCATAACCACCTGGCTTCCAATCAAATAATTCATCAGCATTCTCTGGTGTATAGTCTGTGACACTACTTTCATGAACTTCTGTATCAAATGACCAAAGTTTTATATTGTAATCTGTGTATCCGTCCATGATGTGTTTAATTTCACTTAGAAAGTCTTTTATCTGATCATCACTAATACTACCGGAAGTATCTATTGCAACACAAAGATCAATGGTATTTTCAATAGATGATGCCGGCAAAATTGCGTCCATGTGCCAAGTTTTTCTGTTAGGACGAGCAAATGTAAAGTCCGATCTTACAGTACTCTGTATCTGTTGGCTCAACAAGTCTCTCCAATTAATTTTAGGAGCAGTAATATCATTGATCAACTTTCTTACTGCACCTGGTACCTTATCTCTACCAGCCGCCTGTCCACCTTGTAGTACTGCTTCTTTAATCTGATCTTTAAGTTCTTTTTGTTCTTCTTTGCTCATCTCAGGACATTTTACTTTGTGCTCATTACCATCTTCATCTGTGTAGGTTGCTTCACCTTTATCAAGGTCCATGTGTACATCTAATGATTTGAGTTGGTCTAGTAACTGCATCTGATCTTTATATTCTTCATAAAGATCATCGTATATTTCTTCCGATGATTTACCTTTGTATTTGTAGTCTTGCAATATAGGAACTGAATGTATTTTTTCACCTACATTTTCATCAACAAGTATTTGGTTCACTGCATAGTCACAAGCGATATTAAACAGTTGAGGATCACGGTCATTACGTCTAAGCAAATGTTCAAATGTAACGTGTAATACTTCATGACCAAATAAAAACTCAGTTTCTTTCGGAGTCAATATATCAATGAAATCTGAATTGTAATAAAAGTTCTTACCATCAGTGGCCGCAGTTGGAATCCAATCACTGGCTTCAATCAGTTTCAGTCTTGTTGCTAAATTGCCAAAGAATGGTTGTTTCAATAGCAAACCAACTCTAGCAGTGACTAATTTCTCCTTCATTGCTTCTGGGTCAGCCTTAACACCTTTGCCGACCCAATCAGTTGCTTGTTTTTTGTTTACAGTGGTAGCAGTCATTATTCCCCCATTGCAGAGATTACATACTTGCCATACTTCTTATGGAACTCATCAAAACTTTTTAGTTTGGAAGGATCAAACGGAAGTTGATAATTAGTAAGGGCAACCTTTACACCCATCACAACCAACTCAGTTTCAAAGTTATCCATCATAAATCTAAAGAAGTTGTCTGCCATTTTGTACCAATCAGCAAGTTTGCCTTTGGCTTTATCATGTGCATCTTTAAGTTCATAACACATCGAAATTGTCAAAGAATATTGTGCCGACACTTGGTCGATACTTACTTCTTTAACTTTGCCTTTCAACACATCAGTTGGGTTCGGTAACTCACTAGCCACCTTACGGTGTGCCATAAATTTGACAGCAAGTCCGTCCCCAACTGCCCCTGCCACAAGGTCAGTGAGGGTTGATTCAGGCAGGTCATCGGATAGTAATTGACTCACAAATGCCCAAGTCCTAGGAGTAGCAAAGGCTCTACTTGCTCCCTTGGGATCAAAGTCATATAAGTCTTGTTTACTAAAACCACAATATCCAACTACATCTGGATGAATTTTGTTATTGGTTGCCCATTGTGTCCAGTCATCATGGTCAACTCTCATTGTTAAGTGTACAAATCTATTTGCCAACGGTGCCGGCATTCTGTAAGTAACACCTTTGTCACCTTCTCTGTTACCAGCGGCCACAATCGACACACCTTCTGGCAATTTATAAGTGCCAACTTTTCTGTTCAATATAAGTTGATATGCCGCCGCCTGTACTGCAGGTGCCGCCGCATTTATTTCATCTAAGAATAAAATTGCTTTAGATTTTGGATCACTTGGAAGTTCACTTGGTGGTGCCCATTCCATACTGTTCTTTTTACTATTAAAGAATGGAATACCTTTTATATCTGTAGGTTCCCATAACGGAAGTCTAATATCAATGACTTCTCTTTTTTGGTCTGTGCCAATTTGTTGTATAATGTCTGACTTACCAATACCAGGTGCACCCCAGATCATAATAGGTCTTTTGAGCGTCAGTGCATATCCAACGGCCTTTTTGGCTTCATTTGGACTGACTGTTCTTGCTTCAATTGTTTCGGACATCTCACTGCTCCTTTGTTTAATTAATATACTATTATTATACAGTCATATGGTAATATGTCAAGCGATCTGCTCATCTGCAAGTCTTTGATATTATTGGTTTTTTAAATTATTTTTGGCTTTGACTCTGCCATACTTGGCAATATCGCCAGCAAATAAGGCCAATTCTGTTGCTTTTTTCTCTGCGAACACGTGAATATGTGTTTTCTTGGGTGCTATCCAATACGGACAATCGATGAAACGATCTATGTCTAAAGTGACCTGTGCATTCATATTCATATCATTTGGCATTTTGATACGATATTCTTTTAGTTGAACCTGCTTGGTTAGGAAATTGTATCCGTCTTTTGTCAGTCTCATGGATGGATGATTCTTACGCAAATTTCTCCACAGTCTACAATACCATTCTTTTTCATCACCATCTATGTTTGCTTCTTTTAAAAATGCTTTGGTTAGAAGTTCTTTAGTTGCCATTTATTGGCGTCCTTTTTAGATCTAGAGTGATACAATGTATTCCTCCATCCCAGAAATATCTGTGTCGCCATGGGACATGGATATATCCCATATTGTGTTTTTTTAAAAAATCAATTACAGTAGGATTTTTATTATTAATGCAAACTGTTTCTGGATCTAACACAAGAACATTTACATCAAACACACTTTCCTCACAAAAACCAACCCAGTGTGACAACCATGTGTTTACAAAATGTTGGAAGTCAGGATTGTCTTCTTGATCTGGCACCCACCATGATTTTGTTATTCCTGCTTTTTGTGACAGAAAGGGACCTACCTTTGACCATGATTCGTTGTGCAAATAACACACGTCCCAATTGGGAAATACTTTGGCGTGAGTACCAACACCTTCAACTGACAGAATAGCATCTTGTTTTATAGTATGAAACAGTCCATCAGTGTGCCCTCCTTCATCAATTCTTACAATATTAATATTTGGATATAAATTTTTAATTGTTGCTATATTTTCTTTGTAGAGTAATTCCCATCTTGGTATTCCTTTTGTCAATGAGTATTTTGTAGGGGGTACAGGCAGATCTACATTAGTAATACTTGGATGCAATAATTGTGTCATCCATGGAGGTGGTTCATCGCCGCCATCAACATCGATCAATAAATCATTATTAACAAGTGTATAATTAGGAGCACTGAATACATTATCTTTTAGTCTTACAACATTATCTGTACTGTATTGATCTAAAGCAACCTGGATGTTTGAGTGAGAGTCGAGAGTACAAAATAAGTGATCATTTATAACCAAGTGTGTATTTCTTGGTTCAAGTGGACTCAGTGGTACACCCTGTTGAAATCTCTCAGGATCGTCTTTTCCTAAGGTTCCATGAGAATC